GCATCCTTGTGGTACACCAAGTTCTGAGCGTACTGGGTAGAAGCAGCGCCCACGAAGGTCACAGCAGCACCAGTCGCAGGCAAAGTGTTCACAGTAGCCAAAGCGTGTGCCGCCGAGTAGATCGGAGCCACAGTCACAGTCCAGTCACCGGCAACCGCAGTAGCGTCAGCCAAGGCAACAAATTGGAACAGCGAACCAGTAGACTCACGGGTCTGAGGGTTGACAGCAAAGCAGCTACCGACAGTAAACACGTCACCGGCTTTGATTGTCGTGGTCACAGAACCTTGAGTCAGCACGATGGTGGAAGCGCCTTCGGATGTCACACCGGGAGTTTTCACGGTAGTGGATGCGGAAGCGTCACGCGAGCCAGTGGTGTGCTGCTTGATCGACTGAGACATGTTGATTTCTTCAAAACCCAACACGCCAGTGCCCATCATGCCGTTCTTGAACTGCTTGCTGATGGTGTCGGTGGGGTTGAACAAACCTTTCATGCCTTCAACCAGACCAGCGTTGGCGGCAGGGTTGACGGTGGCGTAACGTGGGGACATCACAGCAGCGTTCTCGTTCAGCTTCTGCTGGGCTTGCAACAGCACCAAAGAAGTCGAAGGAGTGGTGCCAGGTGTGCCAACGGTGTTGCCGATGGTCTTGTATGCGTTAGCAACGTCAGCATCAATGCTGGAGGCCAACTGAGAGATACGTGGCTTCAAGACACGTTCAGCAAAGTCGTCCAACTGCATGGTCAATTCAGCGGATGTGAAGTTGACGCCGATGTGCTTTTGGTTGGCAACGGTCAAAGTGGTGAACTGTTCGTTGTCGTCCTGAACTTGCAGGGCGGCACCGTCAGTCACCAGAGCGCGGTCGGGCAAACGGATACGCAGTGTGGAACCGATCTTGGCGCCTTCAACAGCGAAGCTGTCGTCGTACTGACGGTTCACGTTACGGGTGAGCACAAGGTTGTTCTCGAGGATTTCGAGTGCCTTCCGTGTGATCATGTCAATGGTGAGAATCGAGTTACTCATGATAAATTCCTTTAAAAGTCAAAGTTAGCGGTTCTGTGCTTCCCACTTCTTTATTTGTCGTTTGCGTTCGGCTTCAATCCACTGCGAATCCGTCATGGTCTTGGTAGACCGTGGATCCGTAGTGTCAAAAGCTGGCGATCCAGAAGATCGTGCAGTGACAGGCGAAATAGGTGCTGGCGCAGATGTTGTTCGTCTTACCGGAGGGTCTGCGGCTAATTTGGCCTCAATCCGTCCGATTTCCTTCGCCTGGCTCAAAGGCGTCATGCGTGAGATGCGATCTGCTTCTTTTGGGTTGGAGCCGAGGTAGTACGCTAACTCAGGTCCAATGTCCGAAGACTGGATCGTTTCTGCCATCACGTTGGTGATCGGCAACTTGGGGTTGTAAGCGACTTGTTCAAAGTCATCGTACTTTTCCCGCGCTGTTTCTTCACGTTCCTGATAGCTTTCGAGAACAGCCGATTGCTGTTTGGCGGCTTCGCGTTTGGCGATTAGTTCTTCGGCTTTCTGAAGGGCCAATGCTTCCGCATAGGCTTCAGGCGACTCAAACTGATCAACGCTGGCCGTTGGCGCAGCTCTTAGCGTCTGTTGTTCAGACTGACGCTGTGATTGTTCTCTTTCCCACTTACGTTGCTCTCTTGCGAGGCGTTTGCCAATCATCGCGTCGATTTCAGCCTGGGAGTATTTCTTCTCGTCAGGTGTATCGGTTTGACTCTCAGCGACTTCCGGCGTACTTTCAACAACTTCAGGTGTGGCCGTCACATCCGTGGTTGGCGCGGAGTCTACTTCCGCTAGGGCTTGGACTTCTTCAGTCATTTTTGTACTCGTTAGAGTCTCGGTCTACTGGGCCGATACAGTTTGTGCCGCTATTATGCAACAGATTTGGGTTTAACTAACAATATATTGACCGGACAAAATGACGAGATTTCCATCACCGCCCAGATAAGTGCCATCATATTTTTTTACAACTGTTAATACGGGAATTCCACCTGCTGCGTCTATAGCTCCGTACATTAAAGTACCAACTGTGTTATACCCAACAACAGCAGATCGTCCATTTGGCAACCCATATCTTGTAGGTAATGCTAATGTTATAAAACCAGCAGCAGAACCATTTGTTACAATGTTAATAGTAATAGTAAATGATACAAAATTACCATATCTGCAAAAATTACCATTTGCAGTTGCGCTTGTAAATGTTCCAGTGCTAGAAGTTAATGTCAATGCTTGGTTGTATAAACCAGTTTCTGTGATAGATACTGTACCTGTTGCACTATTTGCAATAGTTCCCCCGCCGGGAAATAATGTCCCCGATACAGCTAATGTGTTCCACGCGCCAGAAAGATTTAAATTTCCACCTAAAAATGAACACCCTATTATATTCGCAGACGCATTTGCGCCGCCTACAAGAGAAAGAGTGTTGCTTAAGTTACAACCACTTATTATTAACCATTCAGGATTAACCAAAGAAATTGTATTGCTAATAGCTGCGCTTGTAATTATCCAAGAAGAAGTCCGAGTTGCTGCATTCAATAAAATTGATCCGCTTTCAGCCGCAAGTCTACCTCCTATAATTTTTAAATCAGCAATTTTAGGTGTGCCGGAGTTTGAGCTAATAAAATACGTAGTGTTTTCACTATTTACATCAGTAAATTGAAAAACGCCCGTTACGTTAACGTAATCAACAAAATAAACAGCAAAAGGTTTAGCAGCCCCTGGGCCTCTTGGTATAAGATTTGTACCATTAAAAAGAACATCATTGCATTCGCCTGAAACAGCTACCATTGCAATGCAATCGTATTCATCGCCAGCATTATTACCTATATCGCCACCAAATGTTTTAACACCCGCAACATGTTCTATAAGAATATGATATGTTTTTGCTGACCTTGATAGTGGTCTTAAACATTCCCATCCAATAGATATACCAACACTACGGCCTGTAATCTTTCTGTTTATATCGTGTCGATCTACATATACATCTTCATCAAAGCAATAGTTAAAAAGTTGATAATTAACACCAATTGAATTAGCTGGCGGCGTGCCTGCGGCCCTAGTTACCCGAAGTGATTTTAATCCACATTGAAAAACCGCTGTAACAGTAGACGCAACGCCAAATTGAATTGCGGTAGTTACGGCCAAATCACATCTAATTGCGGAGCCATACCCTTGGCCAACAATAGATGTGCCCGATGCGATAATTACCAACGGTGCGGTTGTTCGATAAGTTCCGGTTGGAATAAATACAATTCCCCCGCCTGCTGCGCCTACTGCGTTGATTGTGTTTTGAATAGCCGTTGTATCGTCCGCTACGCCGTCACCCACAGCGCCGTAATTTTTAACGCTTGTGGTTACGTATTGGCGCACTGCGTCAAGCGTGGTTCTAGACGTGGTTCCGCTTCGGACAATAGGCGCTAAATCCGCGCCAACCAACGGAAGCGGGGCTGGCGGCAGTTGGGAGATTTTTACGGTGGCCATAATTTAATCGTAGTAAACGGTTGCAGCAACAGTGCCTGTGATCACGACATAGATGCCCTTGTTGGTGTACAGGCCATCAAAAAAGTTGTGGTTTGTGTTGCCAGTGGGCGTGAATGTCGCAAGCACCACCGGATCTGATGCACTCGCCGAAAACGAATCGTAGACCGTGATGGTGGGTGTGCTAGAAGCAGAACTGACGTAAATGCCACGGAGCTTGCCTGCATCACGTTTAATCTGGGTGGTGGCACTGATAGCGGTGTAATTAGCCATGATGGTCCTTATGCGGGTAAATAGTGATTTCGTTTGCTGCGGTTTTCTGTCTTCGGTATCACTTGCAAATTTGTAGGAACATGCAAACCGGAAACAAATTCACCGCGCAGAGGAATTATGTGGTCAACTTCCCAAATAAAACCAAACAATTGCGTTCGCAGTTTGGCTAATTTGTACGCTTCGCGCATCAACCAACGATCATCTGGGGTAAGCCATTGTGGCACACGTTTGGCGCGTCTAGCAACACTTGCAACAGCGCGTGCAGTATACGCATCGGGGTGTTTCTTAATGTACCGCAATGTTTTAGCTTTAACCTTGTCTGGGTTTGTCTTTACCCACGCTTTTGCGTCTTCTCGCACTTTGTCTTTGTTAGCGGCTTGCCAGCGCCTAACACGGGTGTCGTGAAGTTCTCGGTTATTTTCTATCCACTTTCGCATGGACGCCGAATGTTTTTCAGGGTTTGCGGTACGCCACTCAACCGATTGAATTATGGTGCATTGAATACACTTAGCGCCTGCGGTGTAGCGGTCAGCAAAATGGCCGTGTTTACACGGCTTACCCGTGTTGTAAGTTTTCAAGCCTAACGATTTTGCTTCTGCGCGTTTCATGCAAGAAACCTTAACCGATAAAGTGTGGACAGGTACAGGCCAACAATTTCGTCAATAATGTTCTGGATCGGCGTGTCAGTCTTGTCGCAAACCTGGTACCGAGCGTTTTCAATCTCAGCCATTGAATCGGTCAAGAACTCAACAATGTTGGCGGTCTTTTTGGCGGTCATCAAGGTGATAGGGCCAATTAAACCATTGCGACCTTGGTAAGCCTCGGCAAACTTGTCGGCTAATTCTACAAGGTCTTTGTAAAAATGACCCAACGCTTTGTGCTTGGAATAAGACCGGGTGTTCAGATGCACGGAATGGGCTACATCCCGCGCCAGAAACAGCGTTCCTATGAAATCAGCGGCTTTCATTGTGGCATTCCTTGTTGCTCAAGCATGTCAGGCATCTCACGCATCTCGGGCGCCCCGTTAATCAAGTCACCAGTGTCCAAAGCTGCGGCAATTGTACCCATCACGATGTCTTGGATCTGCTCGGGACTCATACCGGCCTGAACAGCCGAAATTCGCTGTGTTTCGGCCTGATATGCCTTGATTTCGGCCTCGTAATCCTTGCGCTGCAAGTCCTGCATTTCGATGGATTTGCCCACATTTTGGATCATCTGGTACATCTGCTCCATTTCCTGACCCATTGCTTGCATTTGCTGCTCTGCGGCTTGCAATTCTGGTGACTTGTCGTCATCAGCCATGAGTTTGGGGTCGATGGTCTTGGCAAAACGCTTGGACATTTCTTGAGCGCCCGGCCAGTCCATGTTCTTGACAAACAAATCACCTGCAACTTGCCACAATTGTGGGTTGCCTTGCAGCAACTGAGCCATCGCCTCCAGCGCCTCTTGGCGCTTGGTAGCGTAACCTGGGCCAGTGATCGCCACAACGTCGTACTTGCCCACGCCGGGGGTGTAGATTTTCTCGATGACGATGCCTTCTTCGTTCACGATCTGGTTGATCGGCTCGGCTTGGTCAGGGTTGATTTTGACCATCTTGGTCTCGCCATCTTCACCGATGATGCGGGCAATGCGCTGCGTGTCGTAAATCTTGGGGATCAGGTCCACCAGTTGACGAGCTACATGACGCACGCCACGGGCAAGGTTGTCGCCGTAGTGGTACGTGCCCACATCGCCTTCGCGCTGGCGGGCCAAAATGGCTTTGCCGCTGCGCTCGTTGGAACTCATGCCCAAAGATGCGTTGTACTGGCCTGTCGTGGACTTGATGTCCTCAGATGCGCCCGCCTTGGCTTGTAGCAAGCCGCTGGAGGCCATTGGGGGCTGCGCCCGCTGAGGTAGTGGCAAGGCAGCACCTTGGCCGTCTGTAACGTCTGGGTTGACCTCCAGATACGGCCAGTTGTTGGTGTTGGCCGTCTTCCACTTTTCCTCGTAGCCCTCAAACTGGCCGCCGTAGCCGATGAACGGTGCCTTGGGAGCCAGGGCCAGCATCTCGGCTTCTTGTGAAACCCAATAGTTGTACATGCGCTGGGCATCCTTAGCGTTTCGCACCAAGCCCGACACATACAAACGGCCATCGACTTCAAACTCGTTACCGACAATGCGAATCACGGGGATGTACTTGCCCGCCCACTCGCGTTCTTCAAGAATCTCGTACCCGTTGATCTTGCAATATCTGACCTTGGGGCGGTCTGATTCACGGCTACGCAAGGGCTTGCCGTAGACGGCTTTCAGTTGCTTGTCCTCGGGCGTACCTGCAAACGCAGTCATGTTGCCAGGGTACAAGTTGAGCGTGGCTTTGTCGTAGTCGATGTAATAGTAGTCGGCCACACGGATCGTGTCTTCGTTTAACCAGTTGCTGATCGACTGGTCGCCCACACCCAGCGACTGAAGCGTCGAGATCGGCGTGGAGTCAGGATACATGCGCTCGTATTCAAGGCGGGTCACGTCTTCAGTGATAAAGCAATACTTGGCGTCCGCACCAGTAGGGTCTTGAATCAGTGGATCCATGTAGACGCTGAAGGAGTTGCGAACACGGCCAATCTTGATGTCTTGGTCAAACGTGTTGTCGTCGCAGTACTCGGTCAGCAGCCGGATGTAGCCTTCGCCGTAAGACACTTGGTTTTCGCAGGCGGTGTCATAGGCCACGTCAGCGTCCGAGATGTACTCAATGTGCCGGATCATGCCGTTAAAGATCTCAGCCACCTGCACATCAGCGTTGTCGTCCACGGGGATGACTTTAGCGCCAGGGCGGTTTTGCCGCATGTCATTGGTCACTTGACGAACGTGCTGCGGCAGTTTGTTGATGGTCAGGCATGGGCGTGCATTGATGGTCTGGCCCTGCACCGCACCACGGGTGGCCAGCACATCTGCGGGCCACTGCCATTGGTTGTCGGGGGAGCCTGCGTAGAACCGCAAGTCGTCTGTCTCGTCTTCCCGTGATTCGGAAAGCGCCGAAACCGCCTGATCAAGGCGGGATCGGGCGAGTGCCAGAATATCTGACTCGCTTTTCTTTGGCTTGCCACCGTTCGCTACAGCAGCAGCGGCAACCATACCCGTTGGATCAGCCATTTTTACCTTTCGGTTTAGGCTTAGATTGTACAGCACGCTTGACTGAATACGCAATGGCTACAGCCTGCTTGACTGGCTTGCCAGCAGCCACTTCGGACTTGACGTTCTTGCGGAACGCCTCGGGTGATTTGGATTTGACCAGTGGCATCACTTACTCTTTTTGACAGGCTTTGCCGTCTTGGCCGACTCTTTGAAGTCCTTGGCCGTGGGTGCGCCAGCAGCGCCGGGTTTACGCATCTTCTCGCCAGAGCCAGCGGCGATGCGCTCACGTTTGGCGTTGATGTTTGCGTAGAGTCCAGGTTTTGTTGCCATGATTAACACTTCCATCGTTTGAGCGCCGCCTTGGCGCGTTCACCGTCTTTGGCGTTAGCCGCAACGGCACCCATCCGGGCACAAAATGAATCTTTGCGCCCCTGATCTGCTTTGGTCTTGGGGTTCGGAGCCGGAGCCTTGAGGTTCGACCCCGTGGCTGCGTTGTACTTTTCGCGCCCTTTGGCGGTCAGGCCCGCGCCTTTGGACACGGGCAGCTTCTCGCCGCGACCGACTGAGAGTGAAACACTTTTCTTTGTAGCCATGTCAAGCCCCCATCCAACCTGTTGAGACCATACCGCGCTCAGAAGAGATGCGCCGCTCTGGTCGATTGTACTCACCCCGGTTTGCAACGGGGTACGAGAATGTTAGCGCGATGGCGTCAGCCGCGTCTGGTGACGCCAGCCCCCGCGCTTTCATGTCTTTCTTGGACTCCAAGAAGATTGAGCCTTTGGAGTCTGGCTTCATCATAGGCGAGATCAGGTCAGTTTTCAAGAACCTGTCGTTTGGAATGCTGGCCGACTTCAGCCAGTCGCGCATGTCGCCCCAGATTTGCGCCCGCATGTTGCCGTACATGGCTGGGTTCTTGGACTTCCAACCAAAGTTGACGCCCTTGATCTTGTACCGTTGCTCTTTCAGCCGGTCCACGATACCCGCGCCCAGCCCACCCTCGTCGATGAACACCATCGCAGGCTTAAATTCCTCAATCGCTTCGATGACGTGCCCAACCACCGTCATGGTGTCGTCGCCGCGGTGCCGGATGATTTTCACGATGTCCCGCCCCTGCCTGATGGCCAGCACGGTGGCGTCTGCCCCGAACCGCGCCGGGTCTACCCCAATCACAATTGGAGCGCTTGGGTCTTTGTAGCGCTCCCGCTTCATGGCGTCGTCCACCACCATGATGGAGATGAACTGGTCGTCGCCTACGTTGGGAAACTCGCCGTACACCTCGACGTGCGCTTGGCCAGAGTCTGCCCCGTACTCGTCGATGATCTGCTGGTAGACCTGCTTGTCCGTCCCCTCCACTGTACGGGCGTCCACCACCTTGGTGTCCCAAAACTCCCGCTTGCTGTGGAAGGTTTCGTAGAAATACCCGCTGTTGCGCCGGGGGTTGGAGAACGCCAGCCAGAACCGGTTGGGCGTGTTCTCGGTAAAGAAACCCGCCGTCACCGCCCAGATGGCGTCGTCAATACCGCTGGCCTCGTCGAAGATCACCATCACGCCGTCAAAGTTGTGCACACCCGCGTAGGCGTCTGGGTTCTCAGCCGACCACAGCCGTCCCTCAACGCCCCAGTACCGCGTGCCTTTCTTCAGGTCGCGCTCAACCAGCTCGGTCAGCCACTTGGCAGGCATCAGCCTGGTAGCCGAGACCTCAAACCAGTGGCTGTTTAAGGACATGGCTAGCCACTTGGTGATCTCGGCCCACGTGACCGACCGGAGCTGTGACTCTGAGTTAGCCGACACGATGGTGGTCGAGCCGATCCTGGTGGACAGCATCCAGATTACGATCCATGAGACCAGCGCCGACTTGCCGATACCGCGCCCTGATGAGACCGCTTGGCGTAGGGTGTTGAAGTCCACCAAGCCTTTGTTTGCCTTGATGTGTTCGCCGATCTTCTGGAGCACCTCGCGCTGCCATTTGCGTGGTCCGCTGAAGTGTTCCAGCGGTGTGCCCTTGACGCCCCACGGGAACGTGTACAGCACAAACGCCAGTGGGTTGTCTTTGTACTGCGGTGACCAGAGCCTGGCCATCAACTCTTGTTCGTCTTCAGCCGAATAGATGGTGGTTTGCATTAGGCGTTTTGTCTGTTGGGTGCTTTGCGACTGGTCAGCGCTTGTTGCGGCCGTGGTTCATGCGCGATCACATCCGTGACCTCTACCACGTTGGCTGCTCTGCGCTCGGCCTCGGCCAGTGCGCCAAGAATACTGATCTGCTGGTTGACGTCCACTGTGATGGCCTGCTTGGCGACCCAGCCGTGCTGGTGCTTCAGGATCTCCAGCGCCACTTTAGCGTCGCCCTCCAGCGCTGCCGTGTGCAACACCTGCGTCAGGGCCAGCTCACCTTCTGCGCGTCCCTTTTCCTCGGCCAGCTTGGCCACCGGGTCCAACTCACACAACTGCCGATAGGCTTTTGGCAGCAGCCCTGCGGCCAGCGCCAGGTTGTCGCCTTTCAATCCGATCTTGGCGGCGTCGTAGATGCGGTTAAGCACCGCCTCGGTGGCGCGTATCTCGTTGATGACAAGTGGCAGTGAATAGAAACTCATTGGTGTATGGCCGCGTGGATGCGTGCGCGCATCTTATATCAAAAAATAAAAATCAAAAAATTTCTTACAAACGGCTGGAAAAATAAAAATTGTTTGCGGACGCTACGCTACCGGCTGGCCCATTGCTCGGCCCTACCCCCTCCCCCTCCAGCAAAAAGCCATGGCCTGGTTAGTGTGCGTTTACTAACATTTTGTTGGCTATGTTGGCTACCAACACCAAGCCGTCAACCCCCAGCTGTATGCACTGTGCATTTATACAGTACTGGATGCATATGCACCACTGTATAAACTGTGGTTTGTTGGCTATGTTGGCTATTTGTTTTTGATAGCCAACATAGCCAACACCTAAGCGCTGGTGCGCGCGTCGCGTCGACGTGTAGGCTATGTTGGCTATTTTGGCGCCCAATTAAATTCGCTGGACCCCTTTTGAGAATACTAAGCATACTTACTATTTGGGGGTTTTTCAAAAATCATTATCAAATAGCCAACATAGCCAACACACCCCCCAAACCCGCATGGATAGGCGCATGCAGTGTAGGCATTGCGCCCCCAAAACCATAGCCCAAAGCGCGCCAACTGTTACCCACAAAAAAAGATGTAACAGACTAGTTGACAATGGGCGGAAATCCTTTACACTGTAGCTGTGTCCAACAAACCAACTCTGAAAGTACTGTATGAAAGACAAAATTCTAGACATCCTGGCGGCCGTGCTTATCGGCTTAGTGCTTGCAGCGTGCGCGCTGGCGTACTTTGACGTCTTAACAAAATAAGGGGCAAACCATGAATAAACTATCTCAAGCGATCGCTCAAGCTTGGCCAAAAATCAGCGTTACATCGAAGCTGGATGGGATCCGGTCTTGGTCCTTACAAGCGCTAGACACGTGTCCAGGCTCGCTTGAATCCCCAGGTGTCTTGGTTGACGCTTGTAAGGGTTGTTATGCCACTACGGGTAACTATGTCTTCGCAAACGTCAAAGCACCTAGAGAATTCAATCGTACAGACTGGCAGCGCTTAGACTGGTGCGACAACATGGTCCAGGAATTGATGCGCGATGAATATTTTCGCTGGCTTGATAGCGGAGACCTTTATAGCCTGGCACTTGCTGAAAAGGTGCTCGAAGTTATGCAGCGCACCCCATGGGTGAAACATTGGCTACCGACGCGCATGCATAAATTCCCTAAATTCCGCATGGTCTTGGACCAAATGAAAGCGCTGCCAAATGTCAGCGTGCGATTTTCGGCCGATAGCGTGACTGGCGAATATATCCCTGGCTTGCATGGCAGCGTTATCGGTCCAAGCGCTGACACGTTCCAAGCGCACCCTGGCGCGAGCTTGTGCCAGGCTTATGAGCATGAGGGTAAATGCTCCGGGTGCCGCGCATGCTGGGATAAGTCGATCGATCTTATCTGCTATCCAGCGCACGGCCGCAAAATGGCCAAAGTCATCATGATGAAACAAGCCTGATTTTCAGTGTATGCGGCCGCGCGGCCGCATATGCGGACAATCGGTCCGATTACAGGAGAAAACATCATGAACCAATATAGGGTTACTTTTATTAATAATGGCTTTATTGCCGGAGTTTTTTACAATCGAAGCAAAAACAAAAGCGAAGCAATCAAATCGGCAAAACTGTACATAAATAAAAAATGGTCTAGCGTTCGCGCTGAGAATGTTGACGACGACAACGACGACGATTACGAAACGGGCGAAGACCTCGCCCAATTTTATGGCCCATCAGCACGATAAAAGGAAAACATCATGATTACAATTAAACACGGCCGCGCGTCGTTTACGGTTAAACCGGAAAACGCGCCAAGGATCCACGACTTGTTGGCCAAAATTGACAAGTCAAAAGGCAAACGCGGCGCGAAATTGGACCGGCCTAAAGGCATCGATAAGCACAATAGCAGCAAGCGCGATTACCCCCAGTTCAACCCGCGCGTCATGCTCACGTCTGATTATGTGACCGCATACGTTGCGTTAAACCATGCGCGCCTACACCTGGCGCCATGCGCGATTGAACCGGCCGTAAACCGTACACCTGAGGGCTATGATCCTCAGGTGCCAGTCTGTTTTGAGGAACCGCTATGATGGCCCTAGCGGCCCTGGCGGCCGCAATACTGGCGGTATTGTTCAAACTATAAAAAAAAGGGCCCTCAAAGGGCCCTTTTCATTTGACGACGCGAAGAGGCAACGCGGGCGGTTCTTCAACCATGGCCCTCAGGTCTGACTTTGACGCGGCCGCTAATTCAGGCGCGCAAAAAATATGCTTTTTGGTTTGGTGCGCGCGCGACGCCAAGCGGCCGCAATCTATCCATCCGGCTTCTTTGAGGGCGTGCAATAGCGCGCCTTGGACCACTTTGACGGCGCCAGGCGCGGACCCTTGCAGGCGATCGCAGAGGGCGTGCCAGGGGGCACCGACGACGCCCTTAGAAAACTCACCGATGCG